TGGCTCGAACCACTTTAAGAGCGCCACCATACTACAAGAATGATGCCGCCGTGAGGAAATATTTATAAGTATTGGAATCTGGTGTTCCGAAAGCTTCTGCTAGTTCTTTCTCCGAAGAAACAGTTACAATCTCGGCTACCGGACCCCAATTAAACGACCCAGTCATTCCACCAATACTGGTTGATACTGCGGGTACTACACCCGATGCATCTACCTCATTGACTTGAACTCCTGGTGATACTTGAAATGCCATCGCTTTATCCTCTCATTGAGTTAGTTAATATGTTTATCATTATACGAATTTTCACTACTTTTATTTATAAATAACCACATCCTACCGCAATAATTTATCAAATGCATCATGCTCAAACCATAAATTATCATCACCAAGTTTTTCTGGCGCGGGTAAATCTTCATTATCTGCTATAAATCCGAAAGGTAACATATCATCTTGTATTGCCTTTAATCGTTCTTTATATAACATATCTTTCATATTAATATCTGAAATACTTTCAAATATATCAGTAGTGACAAACCATGAAAACATAACTAAGTTCATCATTAAATCATCATGGTTACTTGCAGAGGCCTGATATGAATTTCCTCTACTCACAAATGTACTCATTTCTACTATAGTGTTTGCGTCTTTAATTAGCAATTTCTTTTGTTCTATTAAGTCCTTTACTGTAGAACAACCTATTCTTTTTACTCGCCTAGTCATTGTAGCACCTAACGCATTTGATTTAACATTTGACTCTACAAACATATTTTCATATTCTAGGTCGTAATATAATCCATTACATACTACAGCACCTTGGTCATTACTTTCTATAATTACATATGCCTTATTATAATGAGTTGCATACTTGTAAATAATATCTGGTAATAACATAGGCGATATATTATTATCTCTAAAAACTACCACTTGCTCAAAAGGTCTCTTCGTTATATCAATAATATTAAATGTAGAATAATCTTGACCTCTACCTTTTGCTACATCAACCGTCATCACATAATCATGTTTTTCCTGTGGAGTTTCGTATATCCAAATATTCTCTTTATATTCTATAGGGTCTAGTGATTTCTGTGCCAGTAGGTGATTTGCATCTATAAGGGTATTACCCCGTCCATGGAAAGTATTACCAAATTCTTGCTCGAATTGTAGTTCGGATGTATTGGATATGGTTTCTTTTTTCCAATCTTCATCACGCCCTGGTACGTCCCACCAATCTACACGAAACGGTTTATATTCATTTGTACTCTGCGAAGCACCTTCCCATATTTTATGATATACATTACCAATACCATTTGCTGTAGAGGTAATAATAACCTTTGTATCTTTACCAGAAGATACCACAGGATAAGTTGATGTATAGAATTGTGCATCATTCTCTACAAATGCAAACTCGTCTAGGAATAGTAAGTTAATAGAAAGACCACGAATGGATGAACCCGATGTGGCAGCTGCCATAATCTTTGAATTATTTGAAAACTCGATCGAGCCTTTATTTAGTGCCTTACACCCAGGTTGCAAAAAGAAGGGTAAATTCTCTAATGCCAGAGTCACCCTCGCTAACATTTCTCTTGCAGTTGCACCTTTGTTTGCAAGTATTGCAATGGTCTTTTCGGGATGAAAACACGCATACCATAAAAGATATACGACCGAAGATATGGATTTACCTGACTGTCTACACGCTAAAACTATGCTAAATCTGTTATCATTAAAGTGATGAAACATCTTTTCCTGATAAGGATATAAATCAAAAGGTACTAATCCTCTATCCAAAGATATAACTTTAATATATGTACGCGCGAAATATGCAGGATCCTTCATGCACTTGGCATATTCTAATACTTCATCTTTAGTGAATTGTGTTTCTACGCCATCTCTTTTTACAGAAGGATTACCTAGATACCCAAATTCGCTATTCTTTATCCTCTGCATGTTCTATAATCTTCTCATTATCTTGTGCTAGTAACCTTTGTAAATCGGTAGTAGAACCCACAAACACATTATTATTTGTGACTTGCTTTTGTTCTTCTTCCTTTTCTTCCTTATTTAATTCTTTCTTGCTCTTTTGTAGAGACATAAGTTTTTCGGTAGTATCTCCTAAATTTTTAATAGTAGTGGATAATACCTCGAAGGCTCTAGGGTGTTCTGATTCTCTTGCCAATTCAGATAGGACATCAAGAGAACGGACTCCAGTATTAATTAAGTCTCTATAGGTTTCTCGCGAGAATTCATAATCATCTTTTATATCCTTATCTATTTTCAAGGGTCTATCCTTTTTAATAGTAGGCAAATTCTTTTCCAAAGAGGCTTTTAGTTTATCTTTCTTTTCCATAATTATATCCATGCCAGTTAACTAATTGTAGTAGTTACTGTGTAATTATCATCCTCATCTGCACTAGCTGGAGTAATAGTAAAGTCCATATTTTCTAATATCTCAGCACCACCTGCATCGTTATTAAAGTCTATATTAACTTCTCTAATAACTCCCTGATTACCAGTAGGGCCAAAGAATTTCATTTTCATTGTGAAATCAAGTTGATATATAAGAGCTCTTCTCGTTAAGAAATCTCCCTCATAATCATCACTAATAGTAACTGCAGTTAATATAATGGGCACATCTTGTTTATATGCAAACCCAGTTACTGGCGTAATAGTGACTGTATATTCTGGTTGAAAGTAGGGTAAAATTTGTTCAACTACTTGTAAACCATCATCTTGATTCTTTGCCATAACATATAAAGACATATTAATATTATATGCTACTTGATGTTTAATTGTCTTTTTCTTTGTTACATCTGATGCATGACTTTCTACTATTACGTTTCTTTTTGTAAGTTTCTGTGTAGAGTCAAGTTCTAATGAGGTAATTTCAAATGCCATTCTAGGTAATTTAATTGCCATAGAAGCATCTGCGCCTGAACTCTGATCAAGTCTGGCTAAGAATTTCTGTTTAGGACCATATGCAAGTGGTACTTTTATTTGGTTTACAACCGAACCATCAGATTTAGCTCTAATTACATTAATGTTATTAAATATAGTACCGAAGACTGCCACGGCCTTTCTCATTGTTGAATGATAAAAATGTGATCCAAACATTAGTAAGTCTCCGATGGGTCACCAAATGGATTGGTTTCTGTAAAGTCCAAGAACCCATCTGCTTCTATTTCAAATGAATAATTTTGTGCATTTCCGTCTAGGGCAAATGACCCACTTTCTTCTACTCCATGCACATTGGTAATGAAACACACATTATTACTTTCACTACCTACAAGCCCTATGCTATCCGAAACTAAGAATTCTCTCATTTCGCCATCTGATCCAGTTACCCCTACATTAATAACTGTAATATCTGCAGCTATTGACGATAATTTATCAACCGAAGATACTTCTCCACTGACTACAATAGGAGGTATCCCCACTACAGGCGGCCCTACTGAATAATCAGAAGATGCTGCAACCAATGTTTGTGATACAGTTTCTCCCTTGGTAAAGTGGTTATTATTGGTAACCGAAACAGTAAGTTTGGTTTGATATGCCTCTAGTGCTGCCAGATTATCTATTGAAGTAACACCTGTATCAATCTGTTCATCACTATATTCAAAGAGAGAACAAGTTAATTTATAAACAGGTAAATTAGATAACTGATAGAAAGGTTGTTCATGTTCTACAAAAGTAATTTCAAAGAATGAATTAGATAAAGGTAGAAATATTAAATCGCCTTCCTGTGGTCTTACTGTAGAGAGTGAATTATTATATAACCCTATTAATCTTTCCCACTGACGTTTAGAAATAATAAAGTTAGCCTCATCTCTAATTTCTAAACCAAATTTCTGGTATAGGTCTCCAGCACCTTCAAAGCCATCTTGATTTTCAATATATGCTTCAATCAGATATGCATCATCGAAAGTTGAGGCAGGATCCTCTCCTAAAATATTATCTCTATCAACTAGAGTTCTAGGGATATAATAGACATCTTGCCCAAAAATTTTGAGTGATTCAATAACCAGGTCTTCATACAGATTTTGTTCCGATCTGACTGCCTGACTGAAATATACATTTCTAGGCATCTG